TATGGAACGTTTGCAGAAAATACAGCATTAGCCCTAATCAGCTGTATTATTTAGATAGCTGTAGAGAAAAAATTGTACCTAGCCAAGTTATTAATACTGAGGCTCAAAGAGTTGTATGTGAACAGAGAGGATGGATGACCCCTGATGGTAAGTTAACAGAAGGGGCATTATATATTATAGATGAATTTGAAACATTTATAAAGAAGACTAAGTCTAGAATTACAAAAGAAATTTTAGGTGAAGATTTTATAAAAAATGTAAATGAATACAGGGAAATGTTTCCTGCTAACAGACTGCCTTCTAAAGAGTTAGGTAGACAAATGCCTGCTGAGCTTACAAAGAAGTTTGTAGAGTTCTTTAAGAAGTACCCCCAATATGATTGGGAATTAGTTTTGGATGCAACGGATTATTACGTAAATTACTATAAGAAGCTAGACTATAAATTTATGGCTACTAGTAGTTATTTTATACTTAAAAATGACACGTCTAAATTAGCGGACACTTGTCAAGCTATATTAGATGACCCTAAAATATTAAATATTTAAAAATAATTTAGATATTTTTTGGAAGTTATAAACACATTTATTAACTTCACATCCCTCAAAATTACAAAAACACAGTGTATGACAGATTATGAAAAAGAGATAGAAGATAAATTCTATCAAGTTACTATTCCTCTTAATGAGAAGAAATCAATCTACGGGATTAGTTTAGATGGTTTTAAATTAGCTGTTAATAATTTAATGACTAAAGCTGTTCTAGAAGGAAAGATAGAAACATTAAATGAAGTTAGAGTGGATCTTAAGAACATTGTAACCACTTTATAATGTCAGAACAGAAAGAAAGACTTTACGGTGCTAGAAAGTATTCAGAAATCTTAACAGAGACTGCTAAATACGTAGATGATAGACGTAAAGGAAACATTAAATCTTTACTAACACCTTGGCCTGGGCTTAACAAAGCTGGTGTCAACGGTATAGAATGGGGCTCTCTTATTACAATTGGTGCAAGACCTGGTGCAGGTAAAACACTTATTGTAAGTCAGATTTTAAGAGAAGCTCGTAAGTTAAATCCTGGACAAGACTTTAACATCTTAGAGTTCCAATTTGAAATGGGAGCTAAACAGTCAGGCTCTAGAGCTTTTGCTGCAGAGACTGCTCTTGACTATAATCAAATCTTAAGTACTACACAAGCTCTTGATGACTATAGTTATAATCTATTATTAAAGTATATTAAAGAGACTGAGTTACTAGAGAGTCAAGGTATACATAGATTACAAATAAATAATCCTATTAACAATAGAGAGATAGTAGATGCTATTAAACAATTTTATGTTGCTCTTGGTAGCAAGCCGTTAATAGTGACTATTGATCATAGCTGGTTAATTAAAAAAGCACCAGATGAGAGAGAGAAGATTGCTACATTGTACAACACTGTAGAAGCCTTAATGCAAGTTAAGAAAGAACTTCCTGTCATCATATTTATGGTCACACAACTTAACCGTACAATTGATGAGCCGTCAAGAAAGGAGCCAGGTAAAATTGGTAACTATCCTGTATCATCAGATGTATTTGGTGGTGACGCTCTTATGCAAGGATCAGATATGCTAGTAGCACTGAACAATCCTCATAAAGCAAACATCCCTTTATATGGACCTAAAGAGTATGATGCTAAAAAGAATCATATCTTTATGCACTTACTTAAAGTGAGAAACGGATCTGATGATAATAACTTACTATTCATGGATGCTAATTTCAATAGACAGAAATTAATAGAAGTGGCAGAGTTTGACTCTCAGAATCCAACAGGTACATATCAAAGACGTTCAGCTAGAAATCAAACAGCTGGACAGCAATTTACAACAAATCAATTTCAACCTTAACAAAAAACAGATTATGTCAGATTTTAATTTTTTACAGTCTGCCGATGAGCAGAAAAAAGAATGGAAGCGTAGTAAGCTTGAAGCTGTACGATCCCATCATAAAACATTAATAGAAGATCTTGGTATTAGTATCACAGACTTCAATATGAAAATGCCCTTCCATGATAAATCAGGAAGATTAGTAGTAGGTATCTTTTCATCAGAGTTCAAGAAAGAAAAAGGTTTCTATTTTGAATTAGTTACTAGAGAGCTAGACCCTGCAGACGTTAAACGTACAGTGTATAGAATCCCTTATAATGCAGCTTTTGAAGAAGAGTATGAATTAAATGGTAAAGGTTCTTATTTAGTCCCTATTGAACAACTAAGATCTGTTAATCCTCAGTCTATTGCTATTAGTAAATATGCAGCAGTTGAGAGTACACAGAACATCTTTACAACAAATGCTAACCCGTCTTTAAAAGACATGCCTATGTATCCAGCACCTGCTTCTATGGATTCATCAGATGCTCCGTATAGTGAGATGACTATTAGAGATTACTATGCTATCCATACAGGTAAGCCTGTAAGTAGCAAGAACTGGTTAAACGAGCTTATAAAATCTAAATAACAAATAATAACAATCACATGGCACAAGGAGTATTAATTATTGCAGAGTCCGGTGCAGGTAAGTCTACAGCTATTGAGACCCTGGACCCGAAAGAAACCTTCATCATTAATGTGGCTAACAAACCGTTACCCTTTAAAGGATGGAAGTCAAAGTATTCTATATGGTCTAAAGACAATCCTACAGGTAATATGTATGATAAGTCTAGCACCCAGAATATTTATGCAGCATTACAGTATGTAAATGACAAGCGTCCTGAAATCAAAACCATAGTGGTAGATGATTTTCAGTACATGAGCTCTTTTGAGTTCTTTGAAAGAGTAGACGAGAAAGGTTATGAGAAGTTCACTCAGATTGGTGCAGGTTTAGCTCGTATAGCTAGAATGCCTAAAGACTTGAGAGAAGACTTAACTGTATTCTTCTTAACTCATGCAGAAGAATCTACTGATATGGATGGTAAACGTAAATTAAAAGCAAAGACTATTGGTAAAATGGTTGATGAAAAGCTTACCTTAGAGGGATTATTCTCTATAGTGCTTTACGGTAAAGTGAAGAAAGGAAAAGATGATGTAATTAGATATGTTTTTGAAACTCAGACTACAGGTGATAACACATGTAAATCACCTAAAGGAATGTTTGATACCTTTGAGATAGCAAACGATTTAGGTTTAGTAAAGAAAGCAATCACAGATTTTGAAAATTAGTTAAACGTTTAACATTTATAAAACAAACAGTATGTTTAGTACAAAAGGACAAGAAGTAAAACAAGGTGGTGGAGTACAGAAGTCTCTACAACCAGGAGTAAATTATGCACACATCTTTAGTGCATCAGTAAGAGAATCTAAAAATACAGGTAAAAAAGCTCTGGAATTAGTTTTAGAGGGACCTGTATTAGAAAACTTTGAGGGGTGGACTATAGAAAAAGGTAATGAGAATGGCCCTAAATTTACAGGCCAATCTGCTAGAGTGTCTGCAAGTATGTGGATTGATTCTTATAATGAGACGAGTCCGTCTAAAAATGAGATTATGAACAAGCTTAGCATTATTGCTGTAGAATTGGGTTTAAAAGATGAGTTAGATACTATCAGTGCATCTAGTATTGAAGACTGGGTTGCTCAAGTAGCTAAGTTATTAAAAGGAAAGAATTTATATTTCTTCCTTAAAGCTCAAGAAGAAGAGTACAATGGTAAAACAATTGTTAAGTTATCACTTCCTAAGTTTAAATTTGCAAACGCAGATGAAAATAAATTAGAGAAGTTTGACAAGAATAATCAATATCATTACAAAGCTTTACAGACTAAGCCAGTATCTGGTTTTGAGCCTGTAAACGAAGATTTTAACATGTAAAGTCTTTCTTTCATATACATTCTGAGGGGGGAGTTTCTACTCTCCCCAATTTTTTTTAAATTCTTAGCTATGTTTAAAACTAAAAATCTGGTACATGATATAAAAGATGTACCAACACCTTGGGTATTTGAACATTTTTGCAAACTGAAAGAAAAGTTAGCTGGTGAAGATGTAAAAATTAAAAGCTTATTTAATAGTAAAGAACGCACGCCAAGCATGTGTATATACTTTGATGCAAAAGTTAAAGTGTATAAGTATAAAGATTTCTCTACAGGTAAGGGGGGCTCAGCTATAGATCTTGTAAAAGATATCTATGACTTACCATATCATAAAGCCTGCAATCTAATTGTAGAGCAATATAATGATTATGTTCTCCATAACAATGGAGGATACGACGTAAAGGAATTTAAAGAGCAGTCTAAGTATAAAGTACATAGTTATATTTTTAGACCATGGACTACTCAAGATCAATACTTCTGGACCC